TCGGTAGCTGGATTAGCAGCGGTCATGTTTATGCCAATATTGCTACCGCTCTGAGAAATTACTGAATCACCGATTGTATCCGAGTCAGTCCATCTTGGAATATATTCCGCAGTACCGTTACCACCCACGCCCGACAAGACGTCCTCAATCATTTTCCATTGCGGACCACCCACTTCGCTCGTTAAGACATGACCTGAAACTCCGCTGGAATTGGTTGAGTCGTAAAGAACCCCGCTGATGATTGCGTCTCCGTCGACATGCAGATGATGCGCAGGATTGGTATTGTTTCCTATACCAACATAACCTCCGTCCTTGTTTATGATCAAATTCGCCGCAACAGCGGTTCCCCGGAAGGCATCAATAGTAGCATACCTATTAACTACTAACCCATCGCGTCTTCCCCCAAATTTGATTCCTGCCGCTCGGTTAGCAGATGTATTAGCTTTCTCTACGTAAAATCTTGCAAGTTCGACGGTAGTGTCAAAATTCTTATTGGCATCTACAGTTAATAGAGTATCCGGAGCATTAGTTCCGATACCAACATTGCCCCCTGTGAAAACTGCCGCTGCTCCCGTGCTATCGTTTACGACTTCTAAAGATGTCGTTCCGGTTGCTAACGCATTGTCATTCCAAATTTGGACAAGGCTTCTTGTGCTGGTGTTGGCGCTACCGTTTTTAAAGCGAGCAAGACCGCCTGTTGTCAGGTTTCCGGTGCCATCTATCTTCAACGCCCATGCTGTAGTGTTTTGAGGGTTGGTGATATGAATCGCACTTTGATTTTGCTGTTGATTAATTAATAACCCTATAAAATTATTGGCGTTAGTTCTAAGCTCTAGTAATCCCCCGGGCGTAGTAGTCCCGATGCCGACTTTGCCGTATCTCCCCTCAATAGTTAATGCGTCCGTCCAAAAACTCCCACTCTCCCCCGCGCTTGCAGTGGTTTTCATTTTGAACTTCAAGTCACCCCAGTTGGTGTCCTGATCGTCAAATACTATTTTGCTGGCTAGTACGTTTCCTGTAGAAGATGTTCTTTGGAATCTCTGTGCCACATCGTATGTAGCCCCATCTCCCGTCCCACCGTTAAGAGTTAATTTTTCTAATGGCGTAACAGTCCCGATACCAACATTATCCCCGGTGATGACCATTCGGACCGCACTGGTTCCATTCTTATGGGTATGAAAATTTAACGCGCCACCTTCTGCGCCATCCGCAACAGAGATAGCTTCACCTTCGATCTGAGCATAGTTGACATCCTGAGAGTTATCGTTCCGACCCCTAAACTTTAAGATACCTAAGTCATCCGAATCAGCCGGACTTGCGGAATTACGGTAGAAAACAACATCAGGCCCATCAACAGCTGAAGGACCAGAACTTTCTAATATTACCATGTCCGATACGACAGTATCGTATACATGTAACTTGGCACCCGGATTGGCTGTACCAATTCCTACGTCCCCGTCATCATATATAGTTCCCGAAGTTAAAGTATCTTCGTCAGACCACTTTGCTACATAGTTTGCAACGCCGGAACCTCCTACTCCTGAAAGAACTGATTCGATATTTTTCCAATGAACGCCAGTTGTTCCCTCATTAGTGAGAACCATTCCACCTTCCCCAATATAGTTGTTGGAGTCATATACATTCCCCGAAATACCTAATTTGTTGACATTAAGTCGGTTACCATTGGTGAAGGTTAAGTCTGCATCGGCACCAAAAACTCCATTGTTATTAAACTGAACTTGAGTGTTAGAACCTGCCGGATCCGTACTACCGCCCCCTCCCCCTCCTGCTGTCTCGGCCCAGCCAGCAGCTCTTTTGATATAATTTTTAAGATTACCCGTGGAAGTGTAGAATGCTCCGTCAAGGACACCACTAACTTGGGAGTTTAAGTTAGTAGTGTTATTAACATCTCCTACAAATCTATCACCTGCATATCTTGTAATCGCCATAACTTTTAATCAACCAAAGTAAAATAAAAACCATAAAAAGCACCGCTACTCCACGTCCCATCAACAGTAGAAACGTCTATTTTAATCTTATGCTCCCCTTCCAACAAATTCGTAGCTGTAAAAGTCCCAACTCCTGCGGAGGTAACGTAAGCTCCGTAGTTGTTTCTCGTGTCTTGATCCACTCTTTGTGATGGGTTCGCCCGAGGGACTCCACTCACTAAATAGTCTCCCCACGTAGAACCAAAAGAGGGGGTCTTTCTTTCGCTTCCATTTCTATGTTCATTTGCGTCTCCTCCAATTCCAAATTGAGTCCACCTCACCGGACTAACTGACGTATCCTGTGATGTCTCATTAGAGGGATCTGCGTTTGCGGCAGAATATATGTAACCTCCCGTATATAGCTTTACTTGCTGCATATCAAAATTAGATGCAAGATCCATTACATTGCGACCATCCAGAGGCGCACACCCAGAACAAATAAAATCATCCGATGCCACACCGGGGCGATCCAAACAAAGGGTCATAGTATCATAATTCTGAGCTCCTTGGAGGTAGTCTAAATCTTCCCCCAACCCTGAAACCTTTATCACCAAATCCTTTCCTGCCTGAGAACTACTAATATTGAAAGTCCCCGTAGCCTGTCCGGTTTGAATAAAATTGTTGAATATTCCGTGAGGAATATTTTCGGAGGTTGAACTCTCCCATCCATCAAATTCGGCCGTGGCTAAATCAGCTTCAAAAAAAATGTGAAGCTCATTCGGTCTATCAAATCCATTAACTATCCAAGGGTCTGACCGGTGAAAATCAGGAAAAAGATCGTAAATGTTACCCTCGCTGTCAGTACCTCCGTTACGGTACCACCCAAAATAAGGAGTAGAAGATTCTGAAGCAGGATCTCCTTGCCATGTATCGTCCTCGTAAGTAGTGTAAAAATCCTCCCCCCACCCATTGATATCAGCTATTTCGAAAGGATAATTATGATTAGCGAGATCATATGAATTTCCAACAGGAAAAGAAAATTCTGAAGGCGCTGTACTTCCGTTATCTCCATAGCTCTGAGCCAAAGAAGTTGTCCAAGTTATAGTGAAGTCATCTACAACAGCAGGCGTGTCGGTTTTCCAGAAAGTTGTTGGAAAATTTAATGACATTAGTATGCATATCCGGTTATCGCCGATGCGAAGATCCCTGTGTGTAGGCAGACAAAAGTATAAACGTTAGTTTTATCTGGTTCCAGCTGAGGAGGGCCGCCTGTACCTCCCCACAGAATAGGGTTGGGATTAGTCGCCCCCGAAACAAAAGTGGGATAAGAGGTAGTGCTATTAGAGAGATTCTCTATATACAGTGTTAAGGTTTGTCCGTTTTCTGCTTCTCGTAAATCGAATTCAGGAGTTTGTGTATTTACTGTATTATATTGAATATTAGATTTAGTCCAATAAACAGGATTAACACCGACATAATAAGGCTCATGCCTTGAAGCCCCTTCTATCACCAAATTTCCACAATCCGTACCGTCACCGGACGCTACTTTTATTTCATTTACTGTTAATTTGGCTACCGGATCAATTTCAACATCAGTTCCACTAAATTGTATAAGAGCCCGAGGTTGCCCTGCGACAATTCCACTTGGCGCACCCGAGAAATAAGCTCCCACTGTTATTCCTCCATGAGCAGCGGTGGGATGCGGAGTCGTTCTCCCTGTTAATATAATAGAAGTTTGACCTATTAGTTCAAGATCAGAATCTGCACTAATATGCAGATCTTCCGGAGTATTTGCGTCTACATCTATGTAAGTATTCGCACTATCCCAAGGAGGCTCTAGACCAAAATTATAGAACGATATTTTGTTGACTCCTTTAATATCAAATGAATCTCCGGTAATATCATTATCCTGCATATCAATATCAGAAGTAGCTATAAAATTCCATGGCACAGTAGCAGAGTCAAAAGCGACACCGCTCCCAGTAACGAGCTGTCCATCACTTTTTCTCACTTGAAGATAGGGGTAACTCTCAACATCGGCATTTGAAGCGTCTATCCAATTAGTTTTCTTAAACTTAATCTCACTATTACCCGTAAAACCAATAGACGATATGTCAGTGCTCCCACCAACAGGCATTGGATTAAGAACATATTTAGCTATATCTACCGATGATACCTTCGAGGTTATATAAGTGTCGGTGGGTGAACCTGAAGCCACAGGGAACATGGATTCGCTTCCGATACCTATCTCAGTATCCACCGTGTTCAATTGAGTTATTTTTTTATTTGCCATTTTTCCTTATACCTTATTGTAATATACACTTTTAATATGGAGGAACGAGATTTGTCACGAACAAATCATCTGTCTCCTGCTGTAAATAAAATCTATCATCATCTCCACCCTCTAACAAAATAAAGTCCTCCACCTTTTCAGCGCCTAAAACTCCGCTTATGAAAAAACCCTTGGATCGATCATCCGGGTCTATTTCCACATCAAAAGAAGCGTCAAATACTTTATTGTCACCAATTGCCGTATTATAACTAAAATCGTTTAATTTTGCCCCCACAAAAGAATACCTTAACGCTTCGTCTTCTCTCCTGATAGGGATAGCCCCAGCGTTTATTGGAGCCGCAGTACTGCCTGAGCATCCGTTAGGGTCTACTTTTATTGTAAAATCATATCCACTATTAAGACTGATCAAATCTATAAGAGAACCTGTGTTTCCAGATTCCACAATTCCATTCAAACGCAACTTGGCAAAAATTGGAGAATCAGGCCTATTATCTACAGGAAACTTATAGCCCAAATTGTTTAAAGGCTGCTTATTTAAATCGATGTTGATATCGTAACTTTGAATATGCAACTTATCGAAATCAACGCCAAGCCCCGAAAAAGAATCCGTACTTACGGTAATATCCCCGGGCTGCAGTGCTGCATAACCTTCTTCCGCCAAGACTCGTGGAATAACAACATCCTTCGCAGGACTTAGAGTACCACTCTTGGTCTCTATGTTAGAATCTAAAAACCCACTACCGCTGGAGTCAAAATTTACATTATAAGCAGTGTAAGAAGCGGAAGCGCTAGCGAACTGTCCTACCCTCCCTTGAGTTGAGTATGAATTTAAATAACAATTCCCAAAAGAAATTACATGGTAATCGGGAGCATTTTCATCTATTCCCTGATAAATATCGGCTTGCGTAAAATCTTCCTTAAAATAACTCTGGTTTATATCATTACCCTCTTTATTAACCGCAATATAAATATTTCTGCAGTCCCGATATAAATTCACAGGAAAATCTTGCCACCACCTTTTAAATTTAGAGTTTTTATTTTCTTGGAAAAAGCCACTTAATAAAGAAACCGACAAATTATCATCGTAGTAAGGACCCCCGTCGAAGGGAAAATTAAATAATGGATAATTGACATTTAAACCAAGTCGTGCCTCATTTTTGGTACCGCACAATAAATAATCAAAATTCAAATTTACCGTAGGGTGATTGATAATAGGGCGATCAACCAATCCCCTTTTATTGATTTGATTGATATCGGTGTGGGGAACTTCGATGTCATAACTGATAGACTGAACTCTATCAATACTGTGTAAACGATTTATCTTTGTGTAAAGATCGGCGTGGTCATTAGTGGGCGCTCCTCCTTCGTAATTATAGAAGTTATATTCAGTTTCCGGGGCAGCCCCGACATACAAAGCCTGACAATTGTAAATTACCCTTGGCTTTGCCATTACTTTTCCCCTTCATGAACGCTTGCATATAATATTCCCGCTAAGAAATCATCCACTTGATGCTCGTAAGCAACATCCTGAACTTTCTTAACTCTTTCGTGATTTCTGTCGGTTGGTTCGGCTGCATACCTTCCCGCTTTAGCCAGCCAGTTTGGTGGGTCTTCGTTAGCTATTACTATATTTGTTATTTCTCGCGCGACTTCTTTTTGCTGCTTACTCAATCTTTTGCGTTTATGAATCTGCCTTAAGGAGGCTTCCACTTCTAGGTTCAACTTGTCCGAAAGGTTTAAATGCTCTTGTATGCGGGAAAGACTAAAATTAAGTGCTGCCTTGGTTCCTACTGGAGTCTTTTTATCCTCTTCTTTCGGCTTCTTGGCTCCCGGAGGACGTCCCGACATCTGAGGCATTTTAGCTCCCCCAATAAGAGGCTCGTACAGACCCTCATTCTTGTGCTCTTGAAATTTCTTTTGGGACTCAAGGGATTCTTCTGGGGTGGGGAAGCGGCCCGACTCGATAGCCTGCATTCCTTCCTCTGCGGTAAGAACACCTAGCTCAATCAAACGGCTATAAATTCTCGAATAGACAGACGTGTCTCTCAAATCCACCTCTTCAAAATGAGCGTCAGGATAATTCTTGAACCCCATCTCCTTTGAAACCCTTTTAATCTCAGGCATTAAAAAATTCTCCAAGAAGACTCGTCGCCCCTGCTTGAGCCTTTCCATGAACACTTGGACCTTGATGCTGGTATTAGCAAATTTCTCGTCACTCAGCAGAATGTTGTTTAACCCCATCTGTATGTCTTGATTGACCACATCATACTTCTTTGGGTCTAAAATATTGCCGATGTCGGGAATAACAAATTTTGCATCAGTGGTATAATCAGAAATCAAAACACGTCCTACGGACTCGTTTTCAAAGAGCTTCTGCATTGCCATCAGATTTTTCTGATTAACTCCTCCATCTTCCGGTTTGGCCCCCATGGTGATCAACAAAATAGCTTGATTCGTTGTTCGTGCTACGGCCATGTCCATCTGCTTCATTTCCTGCTTCCAGTTTATATCCTCTAAAACTGGATAGCCCATCGGAACTGAAAATGGTTCGTAATCCTGCTTCTTATAAAAAACAGCGACAAGCCTATCGGTATTAAGCGGAATCGTGACAGCGGCCATTCCTGTACGCTTCGTATCCTTTATTAGTTTTTTAGTTTCTTCTGGAAGGCTTTCAAATACTTCTTTTTGTTCGTCCGTTTGGGGGTGACGTAGAATTTGCAATTCGTAATCCGTAATCACTTTGTAGTAAACGCCGCTACTAAAAGCTATGCTTCCTTGAAGTTGAATATCAGAAGGGTTAAGAATTATGTACTTAGAGGGAATTTCAATGTTCTCATTAGCTTCACTCAATCCAAACGTCTGATTAATCTTAAAAGCATCACTTTTTTCCATCTCAGCGTTGAATCTATAAATAAAAACATTTCCAGATCTATAATATTCACGAAAAAACCTACTCTGAAGATCATCAATATTAATTTTGCGAAAAAGTGTCTCGAAAAACTCTCTAGATTTACGACTACCTCCCGTATAGTATAAATTACTAATAGAAAACTCAGTCATCAAATCAATAGTATTGCGAAAAACCGAGAAATTATAATAGGCCTTTTGACATAAAATGATAGTATCTCGAACCTCTATGTTGGAGTTGTTAGCAACTCCCCGAGTATACTTAAACGGTATCATACCGTTTTCGATATTCCTAAAACGGTCAGTCCTTACGATGTCAGCAGCTTTGTTACGCCGCGTCCTTGTGGCGTTAGCCACCGCTTCATGCTTAGCCATTAGAGGTTCCGCACCTTGTTCCGTTTTCTTCCTTACCGCCATCTTTTACTTTAAAATTACACCTAAGCTAACATTCTGGGAGTAAATGTGTGACTAACTTGCTCCACCTTGGTATTTTTAAGATCATTGTAGCACTTAACAGCCCAGTTCCCTAACATTAAAGTTGTGTAGTTGTCCTTACGAGCCCGGTTTGCCGAGGTGCTTCTCTTAAGATGTTGTGGCAAATCAAAGGTTTGTGTGCCTTTTGCTGTGGTTTTCACCTCTACAAGAGCGCATTGCTTCTTTGATTGGTAAACTATATCATCCTGAAACTCTATTAAATCCCCTTTATTTTCATAAGGCATTAGCTTCATGGGAACTGCTTGAGCAGACACTTTGTCAAAAAAACTTCCACAAGCCGCTGTGCGAGAGGCAAACCATATTCTTTTATGATCAATAGAAGCCTGTAGATATTCGTTAGCTTCCCGCAAGAAAGTGGTAGAAAACAACTGTTTAAAACAAATTATATTTTCTTTTTTGCTGTATTGACGTTTCGCCCCCAAAAGCATCTTTTGATAATCAACCCCACCTTTGTCGCTGTTAAAATCAAAAAATTTGATTTCTATACGGGAACTTTGAAACAGTTCGGATTCGTTAGCGCTATCTATAAATTGATAACCTGCGTTATCTATAATTATCATTGAAAATTTGAAGTGAGTTACTAGATAGTGAAGATACTTTATATGGTCTTTTAAATCCCCTCCCGCAACAGCATACCCATGCACCAACGTAGAAAACGTAGTTTTTTCTTCATCCAACTCTAGTACGGACATAGCGAAAAAATCCGATGAAGGGCTATTGCTAAAACTGGGGTCAATAGCCAAAATATATTCTTTACCCTTTTCCCCTTTGACTAAAGTATGTTGCTTCTCCCCATCAGGAATAGTGCATTGATGCATTTTCTTTGCGCTGAAATAACTATCGCTCCCATCGGTGAATTGAGCGGCATATTCCCTTAAAAAAGATGAGTTGGAAGCTCCCCCTGCTCGAGCTTCTTCGATCACAGTGCTATCAATCATATCAGAAGGAATAGAATCAAACCCCATTTGCGAAATAAAATAATTGGATTGCATAATATCATCCGAATAAATATTACCCATCCAATTCTTGTATGTGCGATAAAGGTTTTCAAAACTATAACTCGCAGAAGACAACGCTATCATTTTTGAATCATTTGTAAATACAATCCGGTCTTTCTCTTTCATGTCGCCCTTTGCAATAAGATCATCTTCCATCTCCCTTATTTTTATTCTCTCTGCCATGTCTTGAGGAGCCACCAAGAAAGGCATCAACACGGTTTTAATAGTATCTTCTGGAAGCAATAAAAACTCATCAAGGACCAAAACGTTAGCTCGAAAACCACGAATCTTTTCCCCGCTTAACGGAATAGCTGTTATAGTGCCCTCGTTAATTTTCCACTCGAACTGATCGTTACGTTTAGACTTGGCCCCGAAAGCGTGAGCTAACATTTGCGCTTCCTTCGACTCAACTATCTTTTCTATATTGTTGAAAATAAAACGGGCTGTACGAAAAGTCGGACCAGCAATAAGGATCTTGGTACGAGGCTCAAAAATGCACTGAAGAAAACAATAAACGGCTGCAATAAAAGTTTTTCCGCAGCCACGTCCCCACACACACATACTGAAG